CTGTCTTTTAGTAGTGGATCAGAAGAGAAATACATATTTACTATCGTTACGACTCCCAACGGTTTGGTTATAATTCAAGATACGCCAGGATTATCTCCTACTATAACTGAGGATTAGTATATTACTTATTATGTTCCAAATCAATGATTAGACCTGAAGATAATTTATATAATTCGTATTTCCCTCAACAGAAACTCCCACTGTCTAAAAAGAATGAACAATGGCAGCATGACTGTGTGAATTATATAATCGGAGAGGGAAATGTTGTATCTGGGGGAGCAACTAAGAGTAGATTCGGTGAAATACAAACTTATTATAACTTATACAATAGTATATTCGATGAGAAAGATTTTAAACGTATAACAAACCCGTTTAAAGTTGAAGATGGATTTCCCGCTACTCCTCAAGATTTCAACATCATACGGCCGAAGATAGATCTTCTAATAGGTGAAGAGACTAAGAGGCCGATGAATTTTAGAGTGGTTCGTACATCTCAAGAAGCTGCGTCAGAACTTCAGGATAAGGAGAAGGAGATGTTGATGCAGTACTTGATGGCAGCTATTACTGCTAAGATGAGCCCTGAAGAACAATAGTAGTTCCAAGAACAGTTATAGTCTGGGGAGATTATGCCTCCCGAGGCTATAGCTAAGTATATGGACAAAGACTACAAAGATGTTGTAGAGAATACAGCTTATCATACTTTAATGTACCTCAGAGAGAAACTCAATATAGATAATGAGTTTATTAAAGGTTGGAAAGACGGCCTTATCTCCGGTACTGAGATATACTATGTTGGTATACTTAATGATGATCCTTATTTGGAGCGTGTAAATCCTGTATTCTTCTCATATGATCAGTCACCAGACTTAGAGTTTATAGAAGACGCTTCTTGGTGCTGTAGGAGAATGAGAATGCCTGTAGCCGAAATATATGATAGGTATTACGACAAGATATCTGAGAAAGACTTAAATAAACTTAACGAGATGCTTACTGGTAGGCCTTCAAACGATATGGGAGATAAAGATAAAGTAGATAGCTTTGGTGGCATATCTATGCATATCTACGATAATCCTATATACGATCAGAAGACTCGTCACAGTATTAACGTTTGGCACTGCTGCTGGAAGTCATTCAAGAAGATCTATTATGTGACCTACGAGGATGAGAACGGAGAAGTACAGACAGAGATTGCTGACGAAAGCTATAAGAAGTTAGGTGTTGAGATTTCTGTTGAACCTGACTGGATTATAGAGGTCTGGGAAGGTTATAGAGCCGGAAACGACTTATACTTTGGTATACAGCCGATAGAATATCAACACATAAGTATAGACAATCCTAATAGCCAAAAGCTTCCTTATACAGGTGTTATATACAGTAACACTAACAGTAGGCCTAGAAGTCTCGTTAGTATCCTCAAACCATTACAGTATATGTATATTGTATTGTGGTACCGTTTAGAGCTTGCTATAGCGAGAGATAAGTGTAAGGTTGTCAAAATGGATATCACACAGATTCCTAAGTCTATGAATATTACTCCAGAGCGGTGGATGCATTACTTATCTTCTGTAGGTGTAAACTTCATTAATCCTTACGAAGAGGGATGGAATGTTCCTGGACGAGAGGGAGGTAAGCCTGCCACATTCAATCAAATTACTTCGTTAGACCTCACAATGTCTAATGTCATTGCTGAGTATATTCAGTTGATGGATAAGATTGAACAGCTTGCAGGTACTATATCTGGTATTACAGAACAACGTGAAGGTGCAATTAGTTCTAGTGAACTTGTAGGCAACGTAGAACGCAGTGTTGTACAGTCTTCTCATATTACAGAACCTTTATTCTGGATGCACAATCAGTGCAAACGTCATGCTCTCAACATGCTGTTAAATACAGCTAAGAGTGCTTGGGAGGCAAGCGGTAAGAAAAAGCTTAGCTACGTATTTGATAATGGTGAGCGAGCATTCTTAGATATCAATCCTAAGTTCTACTATGAAGACATGGATGTGTTTGTAAGTGATACTTCTAAGGATATGGAGAACATACAGAAGTTACAGCAGCTTATCCAACCTGCTATGTAGAATGGAGCATCTCTATTAGAAGCTGCAGAAGTACTTACAAACGATAACTTTAATATCCTTAA